CTTCAAGCGCGTTCTCGAGAAGTACGGGCTTGTCGAAGAATACAAGAAGTTTAAGGCCCTGCCCCACCGAGCTCGCACTTGGTACGCAACACTGCACCCTGCTCAGCGCCAGACCATTAAGGTTGCTGCCGGGGTGGCTGGTGGTATCGTGGCTCTTGTGGTTGCGGGCTTAGCAGTGTACGCTGGCGTCAAGATTCACGGGAGGTTTCGGCGGGACGAAGACCCCGAGGGGCGCAAGAACAACATGCGCGTCCCCAGATCTACGAAACACGTCCACAAGAAGCGCGCCGCTCTTCGCAAATCCTCTTGGGAAGAGCTCTATCCTGAGGAGCAGGACATGTTCAAGACCCGAGATGATTGGGAAACTGCGAGATTTCAAGAACAGCGTTATTTGGAAGACCAAGCTCTACTTGACCGCCTTCACGATGCTGGTTCTGACTATCATTTTGAGGCCAAAGAACGCGTTCCCACTGGCTCTCGAGTTCGCACGAGCGTGGCATCGATGGCCAAGTCAGGACCCAAGAAAGCGAAAGGACTGGACCGGAAAGTGGGCTCCCCATCTGAACCCTCTTTGATACTTGAGAGCACAGAGAGTGTGCAGCTGAAGCCTCCCACACCACCCACAGATCTAACGCGTGCTGAAACTCGCAAGCTTCGGCGCATGTTTGCCAATGCACAGCACATCGCACGTGGGTACTCCCACACAGTCCGCGACGTACTCGCCTTCAACAAGATCAAGCAGCGAATGCTTGATTCAAGGAAATTTCGGTCAGAGCAAGCAGAGTCTATGCTCTCGAAGACCAAGTTGAGTTTCGGCCAGATCGCCAACAGGACCTTCAAGTTCTACCAGGATGGTGAATTCATGTCCACTGCAACTGTTGTCGCTGATAAGGTCATTGTCCCCATGCACGCCGTCCAGCTGGACCGCGAGGCCACCATCTCAAATGGCAACACTTCAGTGAAGTTGACAGGTGATCCCATTCCCATTGCTGACGATCTAGCAGTGTATTACACCAACGGCACAATTGGCCGCGGAACCAAAGTGACGCTCCGCCCTCCGCGAGCTGAGATCGTCCACTGCGTTGGGTACCACGATGAGACTTCCAACGAGCCTGATCTTGCGTCCGGCTCTGCTTCCCCCTCCGGTCTACACGATGCTCCCACAGAGGTGGGGGATTGTGCCTCCGGCATGTGGGCTGCCGAGGATGGCGCCTTAGTGGGCTTCCACATTGCTGGTGCTCGGGATGTCAATCGCTTTGTTCCGATTACACCAGCCATCATCGAGCGTCTGAAAGCCAACCAGCCCCAGCTTCGGAGCATGGTTTTTCAGTCGAGCCCCCCCTCCCTTCTGAGCTCAGCTCTGGGGATGGCTTCTGGGGGCGCTACCCACTGAGGTTCCGGCGGGGGTTTTCCTCGCAGGCTTACCTCTCCGATTTCCACGTCCAGTACTTGCCTCAAAGGCATTTTCCGGTGGTCGGATCTGTTCAGAAGAGTTTCAAGACGAAGAACAGGAGAGGGATGGACATTTTCGTGCAACAGTTTGAGGAGCAAACTGACAACACAATCGAGCGTATCAATTGGGGGCTTCCCAATCCAAACTTGGAAGCCTCCTACAAGTCGCTGTCAAAGTATGCAAAGTTCGTGCTCCCGCTTTCAAGCGTGAGCATTCACGCGCTTAACTTGGCGGCTGAGTTTATGGAAAGACAATTTGGTCCCTACATGTGCAACTCGCGCATCAAAACCGTGAGTGAGGTTAT